CCCGCGGCTGGCGTCGGCGATCGAGAATCAGGCGTTCTACGATCTCGAATCCGACCGATACCAGCCCCGCCGTGAAGCTGAGACTGAGTTTGATTTTGCAGGGCGTCCCCGCCGACAGAGCGGGTTCGTTCAGCAGGCCGTGGACCGACTCTGTGAGCATACTTACAACCCGGGCCCTCAGCGCACCGTCGTTGGGGACGGGCTGGCAGATTCGCTCCTCGAGCAAGTCTACGAAACCAACCACATCGACTGCGTGATGAACCACGCCGAAGCGCAGGCCGCGCTGAACGACGTCTGCGCGATTCAGGTCAAGTGCACGAACGACCCCGACAAGCCGGTCGACTTGCAGCTCTGGGGCGGCGATGAGTTCACGGTCTTCACCGACCCCGAAGACCCGCGACAGGCGTTCGCCGTCGTCACGATCGACCGCTACAATCAGCGGACGCGATACAAGCTCTGGTTCGAGGACGAGGTCAGGACCTACCTGACCGATCAGTACAGCGCGGACAAGACGGCCGGAGCCCGGGTGGCCTACCCGCAACAGCCGCAGAGCGAGCGGAACACCTATGGATGCATCCCGTTTGCGTTCCTGCACTATCGAGCTCCGGTACGACAGTTCTGGACGCCTGGACCTGGAACGTTCCTCCGTAAATCTGAACTTAGAATCAACGACCGCTTATCAGAGCTTGACGAGCTTATCGCAAAATACAGCAAGCCCCTTGGTGTCTTCCGTAATGTCTCACCTACCTTCACCCCTGAGATCGGCCCTGGTCGCTTTATGCGACTCTGCCGTGGAGGCACCGGATACACCGGTGAAGGCTACGCCGATGGCGGCGACCCCTCAGCTGAGTACCTCCAAGCCCAGCTCGCGATCGAAGCGATCTGGCTCGATCTCGAGAAGTACATCAAGCAAGTAGCGACCGCCGTCGATCTGCCCTACACGGCCCTCGAGCTTGACTACCAGGACGCGACGTCGGGCATCGCCCTCATCATCAAGGCCAGCCCGCTCCTGACCCGCGCCCGGCAGCGGCGGCCCATCTACCAGCTCGCGGAGATGTGCCTGGCCCGCAAGATCCTGACCGCGGCGGGCAATCACTACGGACAGGCCGACCTGGTCAGCCAGGCGAAGCAGCTCCAGCTCGTGCTGTCGTGGGCGGAGCCGCGGATCCCGATCCCGGGCCCCGACCGCGATCAGTCGGACCAGTGGGAGATGGAAGTCGGCATCAAGAGCCGCATCACCGTCTGCATGGAGCGGTACGGGCTCTCGCGCGACCAGGCCGTCGAGCACATCAAGCAGGTGGCCGAAGACGAGGACGAGGTCAAGACGATTCTCCCCCAGGAGTTGATGCCACCGGCGGCCGAGACGATGCCGAGCGAAGAGCAGGACGCCCGGGCGGCCGAGAAGCTCCAGAGCCAAGCAGACAACACGCAGGGCAGCGAATCAGGTTATGAGGATCAGGAGAGCGACGTCACAGGACCACAGACGACGAGCGAGGCGTCTGATTGAGCCCTCCTCCCATCGCCCGGGGTTGGCATGAGCCCCGGGTCACGTCCACACAACCGGACGAGTCTGAGCCGCCCGGGCCGGGCCGGAGTGGATGACCGGCTCGGCAGTGTTTTCACGAAAGGCAACCGCATGGCAACCCCAGCACTCAACAAGATCACCGTCACACCTCAGGCTGATGGCTCGCTCAATGTCACGGCGAACGTCACGCCCGGGGCGATTACTATCCCCACGGTCAGTACGTTCAATCTGACCGCCCTCCTCAAGCTCATTGAGGATCTGACGACCGACGTGCCGGTCATCATCGCGGACGTACAGGCGGTGTTCGGCACGACACCGACGCCCACGCCGACGCTTCCACCCCCACGGCTCAAGTGATCCACGCCCCGAAGGGGCACAACATGTCAGCCCAGGGCAACGCCCTGGCCGAGGTACCCATGTGCATGAACGGCAATTGCGGCCGGTGCGGCGCTGCATGCAAGGCGCCGGAACCGAAGCTTGGCGCGACGACCCGCCCCATCCCTGCGGGGCGTGGGCCCGGCCCTGTCTCGGGCGACGGGCTGGGCCCACGCCCTGAAGGGGCGGGGTGGGTCGCGAAGAAGAAGGCTGAGGCCACGGTGGCCAAGGCCCGGAGCAAGAGGTAATCCATGTCCGACGAGACCCCAACCCCCGAGGAACCTGTGGCCGAAGACACCACCGCCCTGAGCATCCTGAAGGAGCAGGTGACCAGCCTTACCGCCAAGCTCCAAGAGCTGACCTCCGAACGCGATGAGTATCGCGAGTCACTAAGGACCGTCGCAGATGAACGCGACACGCTCAAGACCCAGATCGGCAATCCCGACGACGCGGCCAAGGAGCTCGTCTCGCTCAAGCAGCAGATCCGCGACCGCAACCACTTCGACAAGTTCGCCGAACTTGCCAAGGGCGAGAAGGCCAAGGAGGCGGCGCTCAAGGATCTGTGGAAGATCAGCGATTATAAGGCTGAGAGCGATGAGCCGGACGAATCAACGCTCAGGGGGCTTGTCAAGAAGCTCAAGACCTCGGCGTTCTATGCGTTCGACGCCGAGCCAGTCGAGACCCGAGCCGAGCGGGAAGCACGAGTGACCTCCCGCACGAAGTACGGCCTCGAGATGAAGGGCGAGGAGCCGGCCGGCGGCGGTCGGTCCAGCCGCAACGGCGGTCAGGACGGCACGATCGTCACTGCCGAGATGCGGGCGGACCCGAAGTTCATGCTGGACCCCAAGAACCGCGAGATCATCGGCGCGGCGGCCCGCGAGGGCCGATTTCGTTAACGGCCAGGGCGTTGCCCTGGGCTGATATGTCATTGCCCTTTCAGGGCGTGTTCCCACCACAACTTACGTCTCGTTTCCCCGCCCCATAGGGGCATAACAATGGAGCCCAGGGCAACGCCCTGGCCGTAAACCAATGGCTAACAATTTCGCTGCATTCTTTGAGACTCTCGTCGCGGGCGCTGACGAGTACAACAAGGCCAAGGTTGGGCGAACCGCGCTGCTCGACGCCGTCTACAAGGACGTCAAGCCGGAGGCCGCGCGCATCGGCAAGACGGTCGATGTGTACTTCCCCGACGTGGGTCCGCTGACTGCCGTCAACAACGGCCAGCTCACCGCGACCAGCGTCAATCCGAACTACATCCCGTTGGTCTTTCAGACACGGGCCGGTGCGGCTCTCCAGTTCCAGGACTTTGAGCAGTGGCAGACGGCGGTGGACCTGGCTCAAAAGTTCTTCGACCCCCTCTACAAGAGGGCGAAGGAATACTTGAACGGCCAAATTGCCGCGCTGATCACCTCGAGCAACTTCAACAGCAACGCCCCGATCATCGGTGCCGCGCAGGGTGAAGTGCAGGTCAACGACCAGCTCAACGCATGGGCCACGCTGGCGGATCAGAAGGTCCCTCTCGAGGACCGCGAGAAGCTCCGGTTGATGGTCCACAACCAGGTCTATCGCAAGATGCTGGGTGATTCGGCCTGGGTGCAGGAGAGCTTGGTCAGCGCCGCGATCGCCAAGGAAGCGCGTCAGATGGCTGACGTGGGCAACGCCTTTAACTTCCAAGTGATCTGGGATCAGCAGATGCCGACCGCGTCGGGCTCGATCATCTACGGCCAGGTCAACGTGACCAACGGCAGTACGGCTGTTACCGGGCTCAACACCAGCTTCACCACGCAGTTGACCGCGGGCAGTTCGTATCTGACGTTCGGCAACGACCCGACCAAGACGCAGTACAAGGTCAACACTGTCACCGACAACCTGGACATCGTCCTGGGATCAAGCTACAGCGGCGCGACGGCCACGACTAGCGCCAGGCTCATCACCAATCTCGCGGGCACGGCCACGATGAGCGGCAATGCCATCACCGGCAGCGGCACGGCGTTCACCACGGGACTCTCCGTCGGTCAGTGGGTGGTCTTCTCGACCGACACGACGCAGACCCCGTACCAGATCGCCACCATCACCAGCAACACGGCCGCGACGGTCGTCGGCTCCGGTGCGACGATCTCGAGCGCCTCGACTCTGACCGTGCAGGCTTACACCAACCTGGCCCTGCATGAGTATGCCATCGCCCTGGCGTTGCGTCCCATCGCCACGCCTGACGAGGCCCGCAACGTCGTGGACGTCAGCTACATCGATCTCCAGGGCATCCCCCTGCGAGTGATGGTGTCCTACGTCCACATCTATCAAGCGCTCTTCGTCACGGTCGATTTCGGCTACGCCCTCGGCGTCATCCGTCCCGACTTCGGCGTCATCATCAATTGCTGAAATCGTGGGGCGTGAAGCGTGAGGCGTGAAGCGAGGGGAATTAACGCCCCACGCCCCACGCCCCACGCCCCACGTCTCCTCCAAAGGGGGAGCAGATGGAGTTCGATCAACAAAACGCGCAGAAGGGTGCAATCCCGGTAGGCAAGATCCTCGCCCCACTGTCAACCGGCGGGGGCCCCCGTCCGCTCGACTGGGGCGTGCTCCATCCTGGGACTGATGGCTACGTCTTGACCGCTTCGGCGGCTGCAACGCAGCTCGAATCCGACGGCACTTACAGCCATCCCGGGGTGGTGTGGGCGGCCGGGACGGGTCTCTCAGCGATCGCGGCTAGTTCGCTCCTGGGCAACCCGACCAGCGGCTCTGCGATTCCGGAGGCTATCACGCTAGGTACTGGGCTCAGCTTCTCGGGGACGACGCTCGTGTCTTCGGGCGGTGGCGGAACCCCCGGCGGCACCTCCGGGCAGATCCAGTATGACAACGGTGGGTCGTTCGGCGGCTTCACCATGTCGGGCGATGCAACGCTGGTTACGAGCACCGGAGCTATCACCGTTACCAAGACCAGTGGCGCGGCGTTCGCAGCCAGCGCCACGACGGACACGACCAACGCTTCGAACATCGCCAGCGGGATCCTTGCGGTGGCCCGTGGCGGGACAGGCCTGGGCACCCTGACCGCGCACGCCGTGATGGTGGGCGAGGGTACGAGCACCCCGGGCTTTGTCACGATCGGGACCGCGGGCCGGGTCCTGGTGGATCAGGGCGCCAGCGCCGATCCAGCCTTCGAGGCGATCAGCGGGGATGCCACCCTGACCTCGACCGGGGCCCTGACGATCGGGGCGGGCGCGATCACTTCGGGCAAGATTGCCTCGTCCGCCGTGAGCTATGCCAAGATCCAGAACGAGAGCGGCTCGACGCTGCTGGGCAATCCCACCGGCTCGGCGGCGGCCCCCTCCGAGATCACGCTAGGAACCAATCTCAGCTTCGCCGGCTCGGTCTTGAACGCGGCCAGCGGCGGCGCGGCCAACCCGGGCGGATCCGCGAACCAGATCCAGTGGAATAGTGGTGGCACGGCGTTTGCCGGGTTCACGATGTCGGGTGACGCCACGCTCGTGGTTGCCACGGGTGCCATCACGGTCAGCAAGACGGGTGGCGTGGCGTTTGCGACGTCGGCCACAACGGATACCACCAACGCGGCCAACATCGCCTCTGGGACGCTCTCAGTGGCTCGCGGTGGAACGGGGGTAAGCTCCCCGACCGCGCATGCAGTGCTCCTTGGCGAGGGCGCATCGGCATTCGGCACAGCTACTATCGGCACGGCTGGCCGACACTTGATCGATCAGGGTGGCGGGGCCGACCCCGCCTTCGAGGTTATCTCCGGTGATGCGACGTGCGCGGCCACGGGCGCGTTTACCGTCACGAAGACGAGTGGCGTGGCGTTCGCCTCGAGTGCGACTACCGACACGACCAACGCAAGCAATATCAGCAGCGGCACACTCGGCATCGCGCGGGGCGGAACGGGGCTGGGCACGCTCACGGCCCATGCGGTAATGATCGGCGAAGGAACCAGCACGCCAGGGTTCGCGACGATCGGCACGGCCGGGCGGCTGCTGATCGACCAGGGATCTGGCGCGGATCCAGCCTTCGAGGCGGCAAGCGGCGACGTCACGGTCGCGGCTTCAGGCACGCACACGATCGCGGCGGCCGCCGTCACGCTGGCCAAGCAAGCGAACTTTGCGGCGAGCTCCCTCCAGGGCAACCCGACCGGATCGGCGGCCACACCATCGGCCATCACGCTCGGTGCGGGTCTCTCCTTCAGTGGTACGACCCTGGTGGCGTCGGCGGCCGGCACCGTCACCAGCGTATCGTGGACCGGCGACGGCGTGATCTTCACCGCTTCGGCCGATACGCCCGTCACGACTTCCGGGACGTTGACGCCGGCAAGTCTGATCGCTCAGACGGCCCACTATGTACTGGCGGGACCGACCTCGGCGGGACCGACCGCCCCCACCTTCCGGGCCCTTGCCGCGGCGGACATCCCCAACCTGCCTGCCTCGCAGGTCACCAGCGGCCAACTCGCCGTGGCACAAGGAGGAACCGCAGCGGCCACCCTCACCGCGCATGCGGTCTTGCTCGGCGAGGGAACCTCGGCTCTTGGGTTCGCCACCATCGGCACTGGCGGCCGGCTGCTGATCGATCAAGGGTCGGGGACCGACCCGGCCTTCGAGGTGGTTTCGGGCGATGCCACCTGTACGGCTACGGGTGCATTCACGGTCACGAAGACTTCCGGGACGGCGTTCGCTAGCTCGGCAACCGTCAATGCCTGCAACGCCACCAACATCACCAGCGGCACGCTGCCGGCGGCCCAGCTCCCGGCGCCCACAGCAAGCACGCTCGGCGGCGTCGAAGCTGTTACGGCGGTGACTTCGAAGTGGATCAACGCGATATCGACGGCGGGCGTGCCTGCACTTACCCAGCCGGCCTTCACGGACGTTTCAGGTACGGCGACGGCGGCACAGCTCCCGACGACGGGATTGACCATCACGGAGTGGACAAGCGGCGTCACGACGGTGACCGGCACGAACACGATCGACTTCTCGGTCAGCAACTCTTACCTGGTGAACCTGACCCATTCGGCGGCCAATACCCTGACGATCGCCAACATCGCAGTGGGGCAGACCGTCACGCTGACGACCCTGCAAGATTCGACCGGCAACGGCACGATCACATGGGCCGGCCAGACGATCAGGTGGACCGGGGGAACGGCCGGACAGGCGACGGCGACGGCCAGCAAGGGCGACGTCTTCAAGTTCTACTCGCCCTCGAGCGGCGTCATCGTGGGGGCAGTGGCAGCGCCAAATTTCTAGAGTCCCCTCCCGCAAGAACGGTCTTGGGGGCGGGGGACTTTACTTACCAGGGCTACTACCCGGTTCCGGATTATGCCGGGACGATGTTCTGTCAGGGGATAACGCACAGGTACATCGGCGGCCAGCTCAGGTTCTTGCTTCAGTCCTACAACCCGACGTACAGCAACCCGGACTATCCGTCCGGCTGGTACGACATCGTGGAGTTCTCGCTGCCCAGCGGCGGCTTTGGCTCCAACATATCGTCGTCGAACCAAACGAACATCTGGAGCGGTCCCAACCTGTCCGCAGTGTGGATGGGCACGGCTCACCTAGGGATCTGGTGGGAGGATCAAGGAGGTGGAACCGGCAGGCTCTGGCAGACGCAGGGGATGGATTATCCCCAGAGCTTCACAAACCCCTACAACGGGCAGACCTGCAATCCGGAGTTCATGACATCGGCGGTCTCGATCTGCAACCTGGACTACACGGGAACCGGCACGGTTACCAACCTGAAGCAAATGTGGGGCTTCCAGGGAGTGAGTTCGCGATGCGTCATGTACCAGGCCGGCGCAATCCCCGCGTGGTTGCAAACCGAGATCAACGCGGCGACCGGACTGACACTGCCTTACTTCGCCGGTTGCGGGGCCTACGCATCGCGGCTTGACGCCGGCACACCGAGCCTCGGTCTTTACGTTCTTGCTTTCCCCGATCTGGAGACTTCAGGTTACACACCGATCAATCCGACTGGCTGGTCCGCGACATCACTGAACGGCCTGGGGGCTGACTGGTCGGTTCCCACCAGTGCGTTCCGCGTCCTTGCCGATCATACGTCGGGAGTGACCTCGACGGACTGGTATGACGGCGGCAGCGGTACTCCATCGACATTCGATCGCGGCATACGTTCGAGCCCGGTCAAGAACTATTTCGACGGCGGCAGCGAGACAGTCGTCACGGGAACGGTTTCCATCGCCGCCGGCTCGACGGCGCTCACGTTCGGAACGGCACAGACGCCATCGGCGGTGCTCGGGGCTTACCTGTCGGTGCCAGGCGATTCGTCGGCGGGCAAGTACCTCATCGCAAGCAACACCTCGACGACCAGCTTCACGGTGTCGCCGGCCTATGCCGGGTCCACCAATGCGGTGAACGTTTCCGGGGCGCAGATCGGTTCTCCCACTCAGGCCAACCCCAATTACTCCGTTTCGGTGGTCGATGCCTGGTACAACGCGAACA